CTTCGGTTTCCGCAGTACCGCCTACTTCTTCTCGTTCTTCCACCTCGTCAATCGCGCCCCACAGATCAGCGAACAAACCAAACTCTGCAAAACATTTCGCTCGAGCGCGTTGCTTCGCCGTGTTGATCTGAAACGTATCGGGGTTAACAATGGCTTTGTTGTTTTGCTTGACCGGCAAGCTGATCGTTGCGGTGTTCCCGGCAATGCACATCCTGATGCGTACTTCGCAGGTGCCGCCGGGGTAGTAAAAAACCTCCAACCCGTCCTCGTTCTTGAGGAATTCCCAATCGTAACGACCAAATTGCAAAACCACTTGCTGGTGGCATCTCATCCACGGGACGTAATCGATGCCGTTGTAGGTGACTTTTTTGAAGTCTTTTGAATCTATCTGGGAAAGGGTTTTCCAGACGTGAGAGAAGGGGTAGCTATCCATGCGTATAATCCAATCCTTGGGTTACCAAGAATTATGCAGGAATAGGTTATGTTTTCAATGCTTAGATGCGTTTTCTAGCAAAATACGCAGATCGGGATGCATTTCGCACTCGAGCAGCCCTTTTATCAAGGACTTTGGTAACTCTGGTAGTGCGTTTTTAAGTAAATCTCTGACCCACTCGTACTCCTGCGAGGCTAATTCCCACAGGAAAAACCGACAATCTTCGTCATTGAGCAGACTGTTCTGCACAGCGAAAGCCAAGAATTGCACAATCCATTCAAAGTCTTTGTCTGCCCAAGGCAGTTGTACGGGGGCGATACGCTTTCCTTGAATTTATTCTCGAAATACCTCGCCAAGTTCTTTCAAAACGCCGGGGAGATATCCGGGGGTATCGGTTTTGAGTGCGATTTTAACAACACCGATGAATTTATCGGTGGCTAGTGGGGCTGGCAGTGTTGCCTCAAAGTCCTTGGCAATGGTGATGGCATTCATCCATTCCTCGCTGACTACTTTTGATGGGACACCAAACGTCCACTCCCTGACATCAAAACCATAAAGGTCTGCAAATTTGAAGCCGAGTACCAAATCTCGAGGCAATGAACCTCTGATCCATCCTGTGGCTACTGCGTTAGCGCAACCCACCTCTTTTGAAATTCGGCTGGCTCTACCGTACATGGGTATACCGCAACGGTCTAAGTGCTTAGAAAGCCACTCGGCTCTTTCTGACTTGATCATCCAAACAATCCTTGTTTTTGTGGTGCGACGTAGGGACAACTAAATGCGTTATGCCTTTCTACTGTGTACTCCTTAGTTAAGTCGTCGCTGACAGGGTATATACGCTGAATATACCTGGCTGACAACAACTTTTATCAGTTTCGTTAAAATATCGTCGCTACTATGATCAATCCATCTGAGCACAACATACATGACAAAAACCAAGATACAACTCCTGTAAAATGAAAAACCTAATAAAAATAACAACTTATAAGTAATAGACCTCATTACTTATCAATAGACCTATTTTTCAATCTTTACACAGAAAACGCCCGATGCTACAAAGCCTCAAAGCAAGGAGGTTTTATGGCTATTAATCGTTCTGATCCCGAAGAAAACTACACCAAACTGCCCAACGCACTGTTGCGGGGCGGCGGGGATCGAAGCGACTACGCTCGTAAAGACGGGCTCAAGCCAGAAGCCATCGGCGTTTTGGTCTATCTCCTTTCCCACACAGATCGATTTCAAGTCACTGTTAATTCTATCGCTGGGCACTGGGGCATCTCCCGAGAACGCGCCAGAAGAATCATGCGCGACCTAGAAGGTGCGGGTTACGCGAGACGCGCCACTCTCAGATCAGACAGTGGTCAGATTGAGTGTTGGGACTTCGAGGTGACCGACACACCAGATGCAGCAAAAACCAGAAGTGGTGAAAACCAGAAGAAGCAAAAACCAGAAGTGGATTTTCGCACCCAAAGAAAGACTAATAAGAAAAGAAAGACTAATTCTAAAGAAAGTAACGCGACCCTTATCGCTGACGCGATCACAAGATGCCCGAACGGTGTAGATGTACAGGCTTTCCAAACATGGTTAGAGAACAAGGCGTACCGGGGTTCGATTAGCGATGCCAAGCTTGCGAACTGTGTTACGACGTTTGAGGCGCTACGCAAAAGCCAATGCTCTGACTACCGCAGAGCGGTAAACATTGCTATCGAGAAAGGATGGCATTCGATAGAGCCTCACTACACCGGCATCAAGCAGCTATGTGCTGTTCAGGAAAAACCGCAATCGGATAGAGAGAATATCCTGTTGGCGGTGGTGAAATGATTCCTGAAGTTAAGGCAGCTCTTAATTACAACGCCCTAGCTCTTTGTAACCACCTCTTCCCCGAGGGCAGGCAAGAACATAACTACTTCAAGATCGGTGACGTTCACGGCTCAAAAGGTCGCAGTCTGTCTGTGTTCCTCGATGGGGCTCAAGCTGGTCGATGGAAGGACTTTGAGAGTGGTGATGGTGGTGACCTCATTGATCTCATCATGGAGGCGCAGGGCTGCGACTTTAACGACGCGATCAATTGGGCAAAGGATCATTTCGGTGTTAAGGCTCCGCAAAAAATTGCTACTACATCAGAAACCATATACCGCAAGCCGAGAAGCCCAAAGGTCAATTCATCGTTTCAGTTGGATATGTATCTAGAGGAGCGAGGCTTCGAGGATGTTGCGGCACTGATAAAACGGCACCGCATTTACATAACAAACGAACTGAAGACCCCCGGCACCGACCTCATCTTCCCGTTCTTCGATGCTCACGGGCAACTTACCTGCATTAAATCCAAGCCTATCGACTACGACGGTGACCCCAGATTTGTGGGTAAAGATACTAAGCCAATACTTTTCGGCTGGCAGACGATCAAACCGCATGACCGAAGCGTTTGGATCACCGAGGGCGAGCTAGACGCTATTGCTTGCCGGGAGCTGGGGTTTAGCGCACTCAGCTTGCCGGGTGGCGCGGGTAATATGAAATGGATCGAGCATGAGACTGACGCTTTGCAACGGTTCGATCACATCGCCATTGCAACCGACATGGATGATGCGGGTCATAAGGCGGCTACATTTCTTCTCAATAGGTTGGGCGCTCGAGCCTTTCGGGTGGAGTTCCCGGCAAAAGACATCAACGAGTTGCTGGCAGAAAAGGGTTATGAGCAGGCCCGAAAAATCCTGTCTACCGCTTATCTCGATGTCAAGGACAAAGCACCCTCGCAGCTCAGATCAATACATGATTTTAGGTCAGATGTAGCGGAATTTTTTAACCGGGAGGAAAGCGAAAAAGATCGGCTCCGCACTGGATTCCACAAGATCGATGAAGAAGACCTTCGCATCTCATCCCACAACCTTGTGCTGGTGATTGGCTTCAGCGGTAGCGGCAAGTCGATGTGGACCACGCAATTAGCAGCAAACGCCATCACGCAAGGGTCGAAAGTACTCATTGCGTCGATGGAGATGCAGCCCAGAGAGACGCTGGGCAGGTTGTGCAAGCAGCTCACTGCCTCCGATGAGCCGGACACGGCTTGGCAGGATGAATGCTTTGATTATCTGCATGACAGTTTATGGCTTTTCGTTGATGAGTTGCGACCAACACCCAAGCAAGTCGTTGAGGTTTTTGAATACGCTTACCGACGTTATGGGATCGATGTATTTCTGCTCGACAGTTTGACCAACCTAGTCGGGCAAGAGGACTACGAAGGTCAGCAAAAGGTTATCGAGGCGCTCGTTCAGTTCAAGCTGAACTTTCCGGTCACCATATTTTTGGTGGCGCACACTCGTAAACAATCGGATGAAAGCGCAGCTCCAGGCAAGTTCGATATCAAAGGCACCTCCGCTATCAGCGATTTAGCCGACGTTGCTATATCGGTATGGAAGAACAAACCCAAAGCCTCACATATCCAGCAGTGCGGGATGCTGGGTGAGCAGCCCGACGAGAACATCATCAACCAGTGGGACGTTTACATCGAAGTCCTCAAGAATCGTCACGGCATGTGTGAGGGTAAATTTGGCTTTGATTTTCACGAAAAGTCCTGCCAGTACCTTGAGAGGCGGGGATCGAGCCCCGGTATCTACGTCCATCAACCTCGCCGCACGGACATTTTCTAATGCAGCAAGAACGATTTGCCATCGCCATACGTTCAGCCGGTGCTGAATTGTCTGCCGCAGAAGAGCAGCTTGCGAAAGCCGAGGCGACTGAAAAACGAACCATTGCTACCGCGATGTTCAAGGCGCAGACCGATAAAGGCGCAAAGACCTCAGCGGCACAAATGGCGCACGCCGACTCGAATTGCAAAGTCTTTAAGGCTCGTGTTGCTCGAGGCGTCGCCAAGGGCGCAGTCGCCGCAGCCAAGGCGAATCTTCTCGCAGCCGAGGTGGAATTTAAACAATGGCAAACCGAACAAGCCACTGATCGAGCGGAGCGCAGGGTATATGGCGCATGAAAATGACTCTAAAGATCGATTTCACATTCAATCGTCAGGAGCAGGCCCAGTTAGCTCTCGAGGCTTTCTTTACCGAAGAGCTGGAAGAAATAGCGCAAGCCTATGGCATGGATGTTCACGGGGTTACCGTAACCATGGAGCGGCAAAGTGAAAAGCCACACGCCTACAGCCGACGAAAAAAAGTGGATGAATGACATCGTTCAGCTTGGCTGCATCGTCTGTTGGCGAGAGTTTGATTTGTACACTGAGCCCGAAGTCCATCACATCGCTGGCAAGACAAAGCCGGGGAGCCATCTCCTCACCATACCACTATGTACCAAGCACCACCGCAGCGGTGAAAACAACCCTGCGTGGGTCAGCAGGCACCCATGGAAAAACGAATTCATTGGGCGTTACGGGTCTGAGCTAGACCTGTTGGCGGCAACCAAGGAAGCAACAAAAAAACAGAGACAAGGAAAGAGTTATGTCTGATTTCGTTAATAGTCCGCCGCACTACACCCAAGGATCGACCGAGGTCATTGACCTGATGGTAGATCAGTTCGATTTCGAGGCAGTGAAAATTCACTGTATTTGCAACGCCCTGAAATACATTTGTCGCCATGAAGAAAAGGGCGGTGATGAGGATTTAAAAAAAGCGATTTGGTATTTACGTTTTGCAGTCGGTGATGACCCGCGCAAGGGATCAGGGGTCTGATCGTGGGTAAGGCGTCTTTAGTCAAAGGGCATGCATTCGAGCGGCAAATTTGCCACCTGTTCGAGGACGAGCTAGGCATCAGTTGCAAGCGTGAACTTGATCAGGTCCGCGAATCTGAACTAGGCGACATCGTCATTAGCCCCTTCGTTGTTGAGTGCAAGCGTAGGGCTGCGCGATCTGAAACGTGCCGACCACCAACCGCTTGGTGGGATCAGGTGTGGACTGCTGGCGAAAACCTGAAACTCACGCCGATACTGATTTGGAAATATGACTATCGTGACATCACCGCGATGGTGCCTTTGAATCTGCTCAACCCGGACTACCTGCCAGTAAAATCGTACACCGCAATTCTGGATGTTCCGACGCTGATGATGGTCATGCGTGAGGAGTTTGCAGATTGATGGAAGAGGTTTTGGTTGAGTTTTTTTGCGTCAAGTGTGATGAAGATACAGACCATGTGTATTTTCCCTACGAACCCAGCGATGTTTACAACGTCGGTGGGCCTGAGTGTTACCAGTGCATAGCTTGTCAAAATGTCCTATTCCCAGAGGACGTGTATGCAGATTGAACGGTTCAGCCAGCTCCACCGTGTCTGCGAACGCGCTGCTCGCAAGTGCGAGTACCCACTGGTGATTGAGGAGCTGCACAAAAACCTACCCAAAGAATGGTGGGAGGCGGGTGAAAGCACCGTAATTTTTTTCTTGCCTTCAGCAATCATGAATCTGCCGACGAAAATGGACCGACGTGCTGCGCTCGAAACAATTCCCAACAACACCCCGGTCAAAAACCTACGGCGGTTTGTCGAGGACGGCATTCTCACACTTTGGAAAAAGCGTGATGACGTGGAGCAATGATTTAGACCTTGGGAAAAAGGTA